ACGCAACATTTGCGGCGGCTGCTGAATACGGCACAGTGCCTGATGACTTCTTGGAAACAAAGTCCATCAAGCTCAACACCAATCCGATCACGAATTTGCAGTTTCAGACCATTGATGCAATGGACTCTCTGTCCAACACCACTTACTTGTCCAGCGGCAAGCCACTGTATTTCAGCGTGGTGGGAAATCAATTCCGACTGTTGCCAATACCTGATGGCGAGTACACCGCTGAATTGGTTTACTACGCCAAGTTGACTAAGTTGTCATCGACTGTTGCAACCAATTTTCTGTTGACGCAAGCGCCGGACGTTTACCTGTACGGTTCACTTTTACAGGCTGCGCCTTACTTGCAAGATGATGCGAGAATCTCTGTGTGGTCATCCTTATATGCTGCTGGCTTAGAGCAGTTGCAGATTGCTGATGACCGCGGCTCAACCTCTGGCGGCGCAATCTTGACGCGAGCAAGGACATTCGGATGATGATCACCACCACCAAAGGCGACATGGATGAGTCCTTGTTGCACAAGTCTGTAGGCTCGACTGAGAGCGACAAAGAGATCATCAGTTGGGTTGAATATCGTTTGGATGACGAACTGGTACACAGATCAGTCCATGTTTTGTTGAAACAAAATGTCGCAGCCGATGGCGTTGCGGCGGCAATTGGATAAGGATTAAGTCATGGCAAATACTCAGGCAATGTGTACAAGTTTCAAAGGTGAACTGCTTGTTGGTCATCACAATTTCGGCACTGGCGTTGTTCGCGCTGCCACTACTGCCGACACATTCAAGGCGGCTTTGTACTTGGCCTCTGCGACTGTGAATGAGGCCACTACAGCCTATAGTTCCACAGGCGAGGTGACAGGCACAGGTTACACCGCAGGCGGTGTCACAGTGACCTTTGGCACAGTGCCAAGCACCAGTGGCACTACAGCGTTTGTCACGCCAAGCGCCAGCATCAGTTACTCTGCCGTGACATTGTCTACGGCCTTTGATTGCGTGTTGATTTACAACTCAACTCAGTCAAACAAAGCGGTCAGTGTGCATACTTTTGGCAGCCAGACTGTGACCGCAGGCACGTTCACCTTGACCATGCCTACCAATGACGCAAGCACCGGTTTGATCCGGTTGGCTTAACCAAGGAGCAGCGGCATGGCTGCTTATGGAACAGGCTACTACGGCAGGGGTGCTTACGGCATAGGCAATGTCGTCATTAGCGGCAATGCTGCCGCAGGTGCTGTTGGTAATCTATTAGAAACCATCTCCATTCAAGAGAATGGAAACATTGCCACCGGCAATGTCGGCACAGTTGCATTAACCGTCTCAATTGCCATTACCGGCAATGCAGCCACTGGCGCTGTTGGCTCTGTCTTAGCGGCATCAAGCAAGGCAGTGACAGGTAATGCGTCAACCCTGTCGGTTGGCAGCGTCACTCAGTCGGCTGCAATTGATTTAACCGGCAATGCGTCAACCTTGGCGGTTGGCTCTGTTGGCCTCACCAGCACTAAAGCCATCACAGGAAATGCTGCAACCGGTGCTGTTGGCACTGTGGGCGCAGAGGTTATATCGTTCCAAGATATTACTGGCGTTGATGGGACAGGCTCAGTTGGTAGTGTGTCGCAGTCTGTTTTAGTGGCACTCACTGGCGTTTCATTGACAGGCTCTGTCGGCACAATGATTGGCTTTGGATGGAGCGTAATTCCAAGCACATCTGAGAGCTGGACACCGGTTTCAGACACATCAGAAAATTGGTCTGATTTAGCAGACAATTCAATCACTTGGCAAGAAGCCGCGTAAAGGGGATTAAGAATGGCAGATACCACCACCACAAACCTATTGCTGACAAAGCCAGAGGTAGGGGCCTCAACGGACACTTGGGGAACGAAAGTCAATACCGACTTAGATACCATTGACGCATTATTTGCTGCTGCCGGTACAGGCACATCAGTTGGCTTGAATGTCGGATCGGGCAAGACATTGGCGGTTGCGGGTACTGCTGTTATCAGCGGAACATTGACAGCGGCAGCAGGATCTGCGGCTGCGCCAACAATTGCAGCCACAGGCGACACCAACACAGGTATCTTCTTCCCTGCCGCTGACACCATTGCTTTTGCTGAAGGTGGTGCGGAGGCTATGCGTATCGACTCCAGCGGTAATGTGGGGATTGGTACAACAGTAAACAATGTGTTTGACCAATCTGGAGCAGCAAGAGCTTTGGTTGTTCAAAAGTCAGATACAAGTACAACGGTTGGGGGTAGCGTTGCTTCTATAACTATTGTCAATGGCGATACAACAACAAATAATATTGCTCAATTAAACTTTGCGGCAATTACTGGCGCAAGCACTACGCAATATTCACCAGGGGTTATTGGTTGCATTTTCGGCGCAAGAACAAATGGTCAGTATCCAACAGGTCAACTAACATTTTCTACATCGCCAACAGGAAATTCTGGGCCATTAGAACGTATGCGTATCCTGTCTACAGGAAACATTCTTTCCTTGTCTGGCGGTAGCACCACAGCAACAGGCACAGGCATCGCTTTCCCCGCAACCGTATCACTATCATCTGATGCAAACACGCTAGATGACTATGAGGAGGGAACTTGGACTCCAAGCCTTGGTGGTAATACAACATACACAGGTAGGTCTGGTTATTACACAAAAATTGGTAACACAGTAAGAGTCTATCTTGAGGTTACTGTTAATTTAATAGGCACTGGGTCTACCACTACTATGTCTGGCTTTCCTTTTTCTCCGTTTGGAAATGATGCTGGCTGTATTTCTTATTTTGAATCTTTAAATGCTAGTGTGTATTGGCTAACAATTCAAATGCAATCAGGTGGCAATTGTGTTTTTGCAGGAACAACGGCGGCAACTGCAACTATTGCTAATGGAATAGCCATTTTTAAAAATGGATCAAGAATTATTGGTACAGCCGTTTATCAAACTTCATCTTAAAGGAAAAATCATGTCACTCACCAAAACAATCACCATTGACCAAATTACAGTTACAGAAGATGGAACTATTCTCTATCGTGAAGCAACACGCATCATGGAAGATGGCAACGAAATCAATAAATCCTATCATCGTAATAGTTTGTCGCCTGGTAGAGACTTAACAGGCATTCCTGCTAATGTTGTGGCAATCTGCAACGTGGCATGGACTGCTGATGTTATTGCGGCTTATCAAGCTCAAATAGCGGCATCGCAAACTCAAGAAGCCTAAAAATGAGTCTAGAAACAGACTTCTACGCGCACCAAGCATCTTGCGATCAGCGATACAAGAACATCGAAGAGAAGCTGGAGTCCGGTAAAGCTCGCATGACTCGGATTGAGTACCTGATCTACATTGTCATCGCCGCAGTGTTGCTCGGTCCAGGCTTTGCCGCTGAGATGGTTAAGAAGTTGTTGGGGCTGTAAATTGATCCGATCAGCATCTGTCTACTTGCGGCTGGATTGGTTAAGAACATCCAAGCTGGCTGCGAGTTGTACAAGCAGGCCAAAGAATCTTTTGTTGAGATCAAAGCCACTGCTGATGAAGTTATCGCAATTGGCAAAGAGGTTCACGGCTTTTGGAATCAATTGCTATCGTTCTTTGGTGCAAAGCCAAAGCCAGCCACCAAAGCAAAGCCTTTGGCGAAAAAGAAGTCAGCCTATGTCGCAGTTGACGAGACTCAGGTCAAGATTGACATCGTCAAAAACCTAACCGATTTTTTCAAGTTACAGGAACAACTGGCCGCGCACATCAGGGAGGAAGAAGAGAAAAGCAAATCTGTCTATGACCCTGACCAAAATTTGATGGAGGCTGCTTTAAAGCGCGTGATGGCGCAGCAAGAGATGGACAGCTTGGTGGTGCAAATCAGAGAGACTATGGTGTATCAGTCACCGCCAGAGATGGGCGCACTGTACTCGGAAGTTTTTAAGATGCGCGAAGTCATCTCAGAGGAACAAGAAAAAGCTAGACTCAAGCAGGAGGCAAAAAAGAGGCAAGAGCAATGGCTACGCAAAGAGGAGGAAAGAAACCTACAAGCAAAGCTGGCAGCAGTGGTGGCGACTTCTATATTCCTCCTGTACCTGTGGCTGTGGCTGTGGTTCGTAAGTCAGTGGGGGAAGAGATGATCGGCTGGATTGCTTGCTGCGTATTGATAGCGTTATTGCTACCGCTTGGCGCTATGCTGTATCTGGACATCTTGGAAACAAAGAATCAAGTCAAGCAAGAGATTGTTAAGGTCGAACGGTTAAGACGCGAGATTGAACACAAAGAAAGGAAAAAAGATGACTAAACAACTTGAAAAGAATTCAACATATAACCAATTCGATACAGACGGTGACGGTGTTGTCACCGACTCTGAGTTGGCAAGATCAGAGCGCATGATCACCATTGAGAACATGGACAAGATGGCAGACCAGCAACGCATCATGGCGTGGGCTGCTTTAGTGTTCCCACCTGTCATCATTGCTTACATGGCATCAGAGTTGGTGACGCTGGAGAAGGTCAACGCTTTGAACGGTCTGGCGACTACCTACTGCGCCGCCATGGGTACGATTGTGGTGGCTTTTATGGCGGCACAAGCGTATGTCAGAGGCAAGGCTGAAGGATGAGTATCTTCAACCCTTGGGTGATCCTTGGCTTTGTCTTGGCAATGCTGTCAGCCTTTGGTGGTGGATACTTCAAGGGTAAGCATGATGAGTACACGCGACAGCAGATTGAAATTGCTGCGCTCAATGCCAAGGCAAGGGAAACTGAGCAGGCGATGGCGCAAGTGGCGCAGAGTTATGGACAGACATTACGAAAGGCGAATAATGCTGCAAAAGCTAAAGAGACTCAGTTGCGTGCTGATATTGCCAGTGGCAATTTGCGCCTGTCAATCCCCACCCAAAGCACCGTATGTCCCACCTCAGTTGCCGCCGTTACCGCTGGAGATAACAGCGGAGAGGCACGAACCGAATCTAGTGGATCGACTACTGTCGCTGCCGATCTTCTCCAAATCGCAGCCGATGGAGACATCGCCATCCGCAAGCTCAATTCCTGCATCCAAACCTACGAAACCTTGAGGAACATGAAATGAATTTATCACCAAGTTTTACCCTTGAAGAGTTGACGCATACCGATCACCGCGAGTTTGACAATATGCCGAATGATGAGGAGTTGGCCAACCTGTACCGGCTGGCTGAATTCTTGGAGCAGGTCAAGGTTGTGATTGGCGGTAAACCGATCATGGTGAATTCTGCATTTCGCAGTGCTGAAGTAAATAAGGCAGTCGGATCAAGCGATAAATCACAGCATCGCCGTGGTTGCGCCGCAGATATCCGAGTGCCAGGCATGACACCAGATGAAGTCGTCAGAGCAATCATTGGCTCTGATCTTGAATATGACCAAGTCATTCGTGAGTTTGATCGCTGGACTCATGTCAGTATTCCAAACACTGAGGATGCCGATCCTCGCGCCATGGCTTTGATCATTGACAAGACCGGCACAAGAGCGTTTGCATAATGGCACTTAACCTTGATCAACAGATAACGCCACCAGCAACGCCAAACCTTGGCACGCCTAGCGCTGTCTATGACGAAAGGTTTTTGTCTCAATCCTTTGGCGGCATGAATGTCTACTTCAGCAAGCTCACAGCACTGTTTTCAGCGTTGTTCGGCAGGCGTGGTGGCAAGTGGATCAACAGTCCCTATGGCGCGTTCCAAGACGGCACAGATCAGGTGGCGGCCAACACCACAACGGCCTATGCCATCACCTTTGACACCACCGACTTCAGCAATGGCGTGACATTGTCGAATTCGTCAAGGTTGAATGTGGCACAGGCTGGAATCTACAACTTGCAATTCAGCATCCAGTTTACAAATACCACCAATGCATCTCAAGATGTGGATGTTTGGTTTCGCAAGAACGGCACAAACATTGACAAATCAAACAGCAGATTTGGCTTTGCGCCAAGGAAAGGTGCTGGCGATCCAT